AGTGGTTACGAACGCAAGAATCGGCTCGTATTAAAAATAGGCCCGTCCGAGAGATCGGATGATACTGTAGCCAATCAACTGACCGGTATTATCATGCCCTTAATGGAGAACAATCATGGCTACGAAGTAGTTAGCGATGCCTTTGAAATGGGCTCTTTAATTACAGGAATGAATCTTGTCGAGCCATATTTAGACCGATTGGGAAACATTCAATTCGCTCGCAAGCCATATAACAAATTCCTTCTCGATCCGCATTTTACCCGCAGGGACCTAAAAGATTGCTCTCATATTATCATTCACGAGGAGGGAATGCTCACCGAAGATGTCAAAAGCCTAATACCTGGAAAAGACAAACTAATTGAAGAATATGCCAAGGCCGATAGTGCTACCGGAATCTTGCCTTTCTCTGCTTACCGCGGTCGTGGCAGGGAAGAAGGTAAAAGATGCAACTATCAGGAGTTCTGGGAACGCACTACCAAAAAAATCAAAATATTGGCTAATCGAAGGGCCGGCCAGAAATTTGTCTGGCGTCAAAGCAAGGAGGAACTTGAGCAGATCACAAGTCAATATCCTTTACAGCTTGTTTCTTATGATGATTATATCGAAACAGTCAAATTCTCGGCTTTTGTCAATGGCAGATGTGTTGTCAATAAGATTGATGACCCGAACAAGATAGATGATTACCCTCACGTATTAGTGGCGGGCTTTTGGTATCCGGAGTATGACGATTACTCCGTAAAACTGCAGGGTGTCGTAAGGCCCACTCGGGACCCGCAAAGAGAACTTTCCAAACGCACATCCAAAATCCTCGATATTATCGATAGCCAAGTATCATCTGGTTTTATGGCGGAAGAAAATACTCTTGTAAATCCTGATGATATTCACGCATCCGGACAAGGTAAGGGAATTTGGTTAAAGGACGGTGCGCTTAGTCAAAATAAAGTTCAGGAAAGAAGAATATCAGATATACCCCAGGGCTTATTTCAACTCAATCACGATCTTCAAGCTCTCATAAATGAGATAGCCTGCGTCAATGACTCTATGTTCGGCACGGAAGAACTAAAACAGCAGATGTCCGGCTATCTTATGAAGCTACGCCAAGGTGCGGGCATAGTAGCGCTTCAAGATTTGTTTGATAATCTTCGCTTTGCGAAAAAACAATTAGGATTCAAACTCATAAAATTCTTTCAGAAGAACTATTCACCGCAGAAGATATTCAGAATCATAAATGAAATGCCCGCGCCTAATTTCTATACAGATGATTTGAGTCAATACGATTGTACTCCGCAAGAAGGCATTCTCACCGAAACTCAACATCAGATGTTCTATGTGGAACTGCTGCATTTGAAGCAAGCTGGATTTGCCATACCGGAAGAAGTCATAATAGAAGCGGCGCCGATCCAATTCAAAAAGAAACTAAAACAATCTATATTAAAAGCTCAGCAGCAGCAACGTCAAATTCAGGCCGAGCAGTTAAGGGAAAAGCAATTACTGGATCAGATGAGGCAGGCCAAGATTGCGGCAGATTTCGGCAGGGCCTCCGAACGCGAAGCTAATGTCGAAGAACACAAAGCGGATGCAGCACTGGCAAGGATTAAGACCGCCAAAGAACTTGAACAGATGGATTGGGATAGATTGATGGATCTGACTGATAAACTTAAAACTTTGGAGACATCAGGAAGGACAGAATCAATTACGAGACGATAATGGGCATGAAAAAGATTCAGATAGGCGAATTATTGCCGGATATAACGGCGAAATTTCAAAATGCTTTTGATAAATGTATCCGCCAAAATAGCCATCGCCGAGAACCTTATTATATTCTGGCTACAGCCGACTGGTACTCAAATAATACTAAGATGAGGATTGTTGTATCGCCGCGGGATAAATGTCCGCCGATGATGCTCAATACTATGTGTTGGCGGGTAAATAACAAAACTGGCGAGATAAAAGAGCTATGGGTCTTACCAAAGGATGCTCCAATACAAGCTGAATTTGAGCCGGACGGTGTTAATGAATCAATTATACAAAAAGCACGGCATTTTCCTATAATTTACAGTTAAGGTAAAAGAGATGCCTAAAGGATTCAATAAATGCGTGGATAATGGTGGCCGAGTAATGATGATAGAAGCTGATACACATGCCGGCAATAAACTTGGTCTTAAAGACGGCCAGTATTGCCATGTATGTATTGATAAAAAGGGTGGATTTTACAAAGGAGAAGTGCATAAGAAAAAGACAAAATGACCAAAAAAGTTAGGCACAGGCGGTTAGCTACCGCTGAGATGCCGTAATCATCGCAGCCTATTACGGGGGCTCGTTGGTAACTCCAATGAGCCCCCTTTTTTTGGTCTTGGAGAAAACAAATGTCAAATACTGCAAAAGTTAGCGAAGACAAACAATGGCAAATAGAAACTGACGCCAAAAATCTTGTTGAAGCGGAGATGATAAAGCAGGACTCCAAAAGGTTCAATGCTGCCGTTCAGCAAATCAAATATGAGAACAAAGCGCGTAAAAGCGCTATTACGAAATAACGTGGCTTGACGCTAAAGAGGGCCTACTCGTCACAGGTCCAATGAAGTCGAAGCCGGACTTCGAGAAAAGGAGATAGTTATGGATAATGAAGCTCAGCAAGCAGAAAACCAACAAGTTAAAGATCAGGAATCTGAAGGTCAGCAACTTGAAGGTCAACAGTCTGAAGGTAAGAAAGTAGAATGTCAAGAGCCAAAAGAAGAAAAAGGTTCAGATGCTCAGGACCGTATACAGCAACTTACCAATGACCTTAAGGCGCAGAAAGAAGCTAATGATTTGTTGCAGCAGAATCTTGCGCTTATGAAGGCCAATGCTCCGCAGCAGACTGCGCCACAGGCTGAACAATTCGATATCTACAAACATGTAGGTCTTGACCCTGAAGACCCCGATGATACTGCGAATCAAAAACAGTTAAAGACTATAATAGCGCATATCGAAGGGAGATATAACGAACAAATCAGCCAACTTCGCTTCATGGTGGAGCATCCTGACTACTCTGAAGTCGTAGGTACAGCCGAACAGATCAGAGCTGGTCAATTCGGTGAACCATTAAGAGAAGCGATAAAAGCTAATCCGGCCCTGATAGCAACAATTCAGGCTTCAGCGCAACCCCAGGTAGCAGCTTATTCAATAGCGAAACTATACCAGAAGAATAAAGCCAAAGGTCAACAAACTACAAAGACCGATGCTCAAGAAGCTATTGATGAAGCTGTAAAAAACGCCAACAAAGTCAAATCTTCCTCCAATGTCAAAGGAGGTACAGCGCTTAAAGGTGAAAACCGCTATCAGTCTATGCCTGATGATGAATTTGTTGCTTTAGCAATTCAAAACGGGGCCAATTTCTGAGGTAAGAAAAATGGATGTAACAAATACGAGCGTAATAACACCGGCAGTAGATGGTTATTTTCAAAAATTATTGCTGGTGAGGAATAAACCTAAACTTATCCATGCACTGTTTGCAGACCACCATGATTTACCGAGCGGGCATGGAAAAACAATTGTAATGCGGAGATATGCAGCTCTACCCACTCGGACGGCTGAGGTACTTGAAGGGGTTACACCAGATTCAGACACACTATCCAAACAGGATATTCGGGCGACTGTTGCTCAATATATGGGCTGGACATTGATTACAGATGTCTTGGAGTTTACCTGTGAGAATAAGATACTCAATGTCAATGTTTCAGAACTTAACGATCAGATGTATCGCACCGAGGATGAGCTGGTAAGAAATATCCTGGTCACCACAGCATCGGCTATTACAGCCAGCCACGGAGATCCGGCACCAACAAATTTGAATGCAGACGATATTGAGATTGTAGCCAACACCTTACAGAATAACGATGCCTCACCGGTAGCGCCTACAATTGCTGCCACACCCAAAGTTGGTACTTCACCTATTGAGGCTTCATATTGGGCTATGATGCATACCCAATTAAACAGGGACCTTCGCCGTTGTGAAGGATTTATCAAACCTGTGGAGTATGGTCAACAGACGGGCATTTTACCTGCTGAACGCGGTAACGTAGGTGAGGTAAGATTCCTGGCTTCTTCTCTGGCTCATAAGCAAGGTTCAGCTACAGAGGCTTTCCCTTCAACGGCAGGTACTTATTACTACATACCTGTCATCGCTAAACATGCTTACGGCATTGTAGACCTGAAGAAGGCCAATGCCAGGTTGATTATTCATCCTAAAGGTTCAGGTGGTTCAAGTGACCCGGGTAACCAGCGCCAGACAGCCGCTTGGACGTTTATGAACGTCAGCCGAATAAAGAATGATAACAACATCATCGTTCTGAAGGTAACCAAACGGGATGACTAAAACAGTTCATAGTTAATCGACTATGAGCAACGAATAAATTTAAGAAGTAAAAGGAGTAATCAGATGCAAATGATACAAAGGATACTTGAAGGTGCTGGCGCTGCCTATAATCTCGCATTGGGATTTTTACCCAATTATGTAGAGATTTTGAAGTATAACGCCACCCACGGCTCGAATGTCACGTTGAAATGGTTTGGCAAGCTGATGGAAGATGATGCAACTATAATTGCCGGTGGTGGTATATACGGCCATTTATACACCGAGGGTGCTGTCACTGAGGCCGATGCCGATACCGGTATCCAGTCCTATGAGGGATCCAAAACCCCGGTAGTTCTTGTAGATTCACCGAAGCCGGCTGGAGGTCTTGTAGAATGCAGCGTTACTGATTGGTCCGCTGCTACATCTTACGCCTCCGGCGAGAGATCGGCAACGGCTTGTGGTACTATCGTCCGTCCTCCAATCCACAACGGTTATGTCTATGAACTGACAACGGATACAGGAAATGGCACGAGCGAGCCTGCGACTTGGGTTACAACACCAGGCGAGACTTGTACTGATGGTGGTTCAAATGTATGGACTTGCCGCGAGGAGAATATCGTCAACGCTGGCGAACTGGGAATCACAATAGGTGCGACCCTTGCCGCTGACGGCCAGATATTAATCGTCAATGCTTTCAAAGCGGATAGTTCAAA